GGGTCCTCCTTGATACTTGATCCTGACCTTGCGTTGTTCAAATGTCGCGAGCGGATCTCTGACATCCAAAGGCGTACTGAGGCTGAGGAGGTGCTCCTATGTTTCTCTGGGTCTGCTAACTTCCGATATCAGGCTCTCAAGACTTACAAGCATAACCGAAGAGGCAAGCGCAAACCTAAGCTCCTAGGGTCCCTAAGAGATCAACTATGTGACCTCTACCCTAACGCCTGTGAGAACCGCTTGGAGGCTGACGATCTCATGGGGATCTATCAGGCTGAGGATGATTCCACATGTATCGCTACGATTGATAAGGACTTAGACCAGATCCACGGTTTCCATTACAACTGGAAGCATGACAACCTCTATGACATCCCTAAGCGAGAGGCCCTATGGTTCCAATGGTTCCAAGTGTTAACCGGTGACTCAACCGATGGGTACAAAGGGATTCCTGGAGTCGGACCTAAGAAAGCTGATAAAATCTTAGGTGCCTATCGAGATGATAAACTAAAGTTACACGAGCAAGAACAAGAGTACGCATGGGCGTGCCACGAGGCCTATAAGGCTAAGGACATATCTGATAAGGACTACCACGCTCAAGTGGCTGTCGCTCAGATCCTTAGGGATGGCATGTGGGATCCTGAGGAGCGTATGGTTCTGACGTATTACAAGGGGTACTAAGAGATGTTCAATAAAAACTGTAACCAGTGTGGGGGTCGATTCCCCCACTGGTTCAAAGGTGTCCCACAGCCCGACCGCAAACTGTGGTTCTGTTGTAAGCGATGTTCCCAAGGAGGTAAGAAAAGTGAAAGCACTACTAGATACATTAAGAAAGATCGGAAACCCTAAGACCCTAACACAGCCCATTAATAAACTTGTGCGCAGGGCTACTGAGAATCAAATCTCAATAGAAGGTATCAATGACCTTTACTCCTGCGTCCAACAGACGCACAATATCCAAGACTTCATAAGAGCCTTGGATAGCGTGATCCCTGACTGCCACCCCTCGGTCACCATGAGTGAACGGGAGATTTGGATCAAGGTAGGCGAACGGAACCTAGTGTCTCGTCTCGTAACTATCCTTGAAGATATCGAAAACAACGAACCCGAGGACTAACTATATATGTGTTTCAGTGCTCCCAAGGCTCCCGAGATTAAGCCTCCCGCGCCTCCGCCCCAAGAGGTTAAGCCTCTAGGTAACGAGGCTCTAGAAAAGAAGAAATCCAAAGATCGATCCAAAGGTCGTAAAGGGCTTGCAATCCCTATAGGTAAGGGTCAAGGTGGCAGCGGCCTTGGTATCCCTAGGGGGTAACCATGGATGAACAAACCAACGTAGCAGACCGCTTTGAAAAGTGCCATATGCGCCGACAGGGGATCCTAGATCGCAAGCGTGAGTGTTCTTCTCTCACCCTGCCTCATGTGTTACCCTTTGAAGGTCACCATGAGGACGATGAGCTCCCACAGCCCTATCAGTCAGAGGCGGCGAACGGTGTCAACAACCTAGCCTCTAAGATCCTCCTGACTGTCCTACCACCCCAAAGTACACCAGTAGCTGTGGAGGTAGCTGAAGAGATACTTGAGGAGTTTGGGAAAGAGGACCCCTCTGTTCGCTCTAAAGTCGAACAAGATATGCTGTCCGTTGAACGGGCAATCATGGAAGACATCAACACGAATGCTATGAGACCTAAGGTATTTAACCTGATTAGGAACCTCATCATCACAGGTGACGGATGCTTCTTTGTTCCCGACGAGGGATCACCTAAGTCATTCCGAGCGGACTCCTATGTGGTCACACGAGATGACTCAGGACAAGTGCTCGAATTGATCATCAAGGAAACCTTTGATCGCTCTGTGCTGTCTGAGGATCAGCTTGATGCTTATGATTCTGAACAACATCATCGCTCTGAGGATGCCTCTAAGCGTAACGAAGATGATGTGGACGTGTATACCTATGTGCTCTATGGACCTAAGAAGGTCGAGGGTGCTCAATATATCGGTAACAATTTGGTTAGCGGGACTGAGGCCTCCTATCCTAAAGACGAATCTCCATGGATCGTTCCTAGGTGGAACGAGGTAGACGGAGAGAACTATGGCCGAGGCCATGTGGAAGAGAACTGGGGAGACATCAATGGTCTCGAGACTCTTTCCAAATCAATAATTTTATCCACAGGTATCGGCAGCTAAGACTGTGTTCCTTGTGAACCCTAATGGATCTACGAATCTGAAGCACCTNTCTAAGGCTCCCTTGGGGATCCTTTGTAGCTGGACACCCAGATGACGTGGTAGCTCTACAGGTTGACAAGCAGGCTGACCTCAACACAGCCGCTCAGTTAGCCAACGAACTTAAGATGCAACTGAGACACGTGTTCCTTAGGAACTCCTCAGTGCAACGGAACGCCGAACGAGTCACAGCCGAAGAAATCCGGTTGATGGCTGAGGAACTCGAGACAGCCCTAGGTGGTATGTACTCGCGTCTCTCTGAGGAGTTCCAACGCCCGTTCCTTATGAGGATCATAGGTCGCCTTAAGAAACAAGGCAAGCTACCTAAGTTCCCTAAGGACGTAGTGAAGATCCGAATCACCACTGGCTTGGAAGCAATTGGCCGAGGCCAAAACCTAGGTAAACTCGAGAGAGCTCTTGGCTCCCTAAGTACGATGCCTGAGGCTGTTTCCCTGATCGAAGATGGATGAACTGGTACGCCGAGTGTTTAACTCGTTGGGTGTGGACACCACAGGTCTCGTAAAGACACCTGAGGAAATCCAAGCCGAACAGCAGGCGCAACAACAACAAGCCATGATGCAATCCGTGGTAGACAAGGGTGTAGGCCCTGCTGTCACTGGGATGGCGCAAGGTATGAATCAACAACAACAACAGGGATAATAAATGTCCGAAGAATCAACTGAAGCGCCAGCGATGGCACCTGAGATTACAGAGGCACGGGACGCCTTGGTGCAAGCCGAGGTAGCCCAAGGGAACGCAGGTTGGGCTGAAGAGTTCAAGACGCAGACCTTTGCATCCAAAGAGGAAATGTTTAAAGCCTATGCTGAACGTAGCGATACACCNACTGGAACTGATGAATCAACACCCGATGATGGTGGTGGTTCTGATGAACCAGATGTTAAGTTAGCTGGTAAATTCGAGTCCGTTGGGGATTTGGAAAAGGGTTACCTTGAGTTACAAAAGAAACTCGGGGCTCCTAAAGAGGAGTCTCCCGTGGTCCCTGACGAGGCTCCTAAGGAACCTCAGGGCGACCTTGACAGCCCGCAGGGCGAGCTTGAGATTAAAGCTCAAGAGGCTGCCGAACAAGCAGGCCTAGACATTAATGAGTTACAACAGTCGTATCAAAAGAATGGCTCGTTATCTGAAGATCAGTTTGCAGCCCTTGCTAAGGCAGGGTTAGATAAGTCTCAGGTAGAGTCCTTCATCTCTGAGGTTGCTGAGGCGCGAGCGTTCAAAGCAGAACAAGCGTCTCAGAAGGTCTTTGAATCAGTAGGCGGCAAGGACTCATACGAAGGTATGGTCAAGTGGGCTCNAGGGAACCTAAGTGAATCTGAGATCACCGCGTATAACACTGCGGTCAACTCTGGTGACATGGGCCTCGTGAACCTTGCGGTCCAAGGGCTTCAAGCCAAGTACACTAAGGTTAACGGCCAAGGGTCCACCAAGGGGTTCATCTCTGGTGCGTCTAAGGCGAACCAAGGTGTCACTGGGTATGAGCATCTGGATCAGATGGTTGCTGACATGAATAAATCTGAGTACCAGACTAGTCCTAGCTTTAGGGCTAAGGTCGAGGCTCGGGTTGCTAAGACCACCGCGTTTTAGCTGAGATACATAGGACCGCTTTTGGTCCTAAGCTCCTAGATTTCCCATCGTCATGATGGGTCTCCTATGGTTGAGAGGTTAGGCTATCCTCCTCTATAAAAAAGGGTAGCTTCATGTTACCATCGACTAAAAGACAAGTCGCCCTCCGAGTTGAGGGGAATGGGGGTCAGAATCCCTCTGGTAGCACCAGTGATACGTAGTTCAATCGGTTAGAGCACATGTCTTATAAGCATGAGGTTGCGGGTTCAAGTCCCGTCGTATCAACCATCAATTGCGGGTTAGAGTATTGGTAACTCAGGGGTCTCATAAGCCTCGCATGTCAGTTCAAGTCTGACACCCGTAACCACCGAGGGCGAGAATACGACTCACAAAGACCGTCATTGGTCAGCCCTCTCCTATGCAGATGTGATAGACATCAGTTTAATAAGACAAGATGATAAAGTCCAAAGAAAGACTTGAGGCCCAACACGCGATGCTCTGAGGAGCTGACCCTGAGTGGATACCCAAGAGGACAATCAAGGGCTTGAGCCCCACTAAGTGGGAACCCTAAGCTTGAATCAACAAGCTCTTATTAAACCTTATTCTATCAAGGAGGATTGCCTTATGGCAGCCGCCACCCCAACACGCCTCGGTCAAGGTAAATGGAGCAGGAGACAAACGATGTCTTTGTTACCTAAAGATGTACGCTGGTCAAGTCCTAGCCGCATACACTCGCTATAATCAATTCGAGATGAAAGCATTCGTTAAGATGATTACAGCCGGTAAATCAGCCACCTTCCCAGCTATTGGCCGTTCCACGGCTGAGTACCATACTATTGGTGCAGAGCTGACTGGTAATACTGTTAACCAGAACGAAGTGATCATCACCGCAGACGCCCAGATGGTCGCCTCCGAGTTTGTCGCTGAGTACGACGAGCTTCTCAATCACTTTGAGACTCAAAGCATCCTAGCGTCTGAGCAAGGTAAAGCCTTGGCAACGCAGACGGACCGCCATCTCTTGATTGAGACGTACAATGGATCCCAAGCAGCCGCTACGGTTACTGGCCTTCCTGGTGGTTCTACGATCACCGATGCAAACCTCATCTCCGCTACCGACACCACGCGTGTCCAAGCGATCATCGATGCTCTCCGTGCCTCTGCACAACAGCTCGATGAGAACGATGCCCCTGACGAAGGTCGCTATGCTGTCCTACGTCCTATTGACTACTACCTCTTGGTGAACACCGCTCAGACCTCTGGTTTCTCTGCTATCAACGCAGACTAC